TCATGGAACTCACAATCGCACAACTTGAACGCACACTACCATCCGGTGTTGTGTACAACATTCACTACCGCTTTGACCTGGTAGACGGTGAGTACAGCAAAGGAGCCTATGGCACAGTCTCTGTTGCTGGTGATCCAAATGCTGAAGGCTTCATTGCCTATGACGATCTGACTGAAGAAACAGTCAAGGCTTGGGTCACTGAGGCTCTGGGTGGACAGGAGAAAGTCGATGAGATTGAAGCTGCACTTCAGGCTAAGATCGAGGAAGACAAGAATCCAACGTCTGCTGTTGGTATGCCCTGGAGTGAGTGATGGATAAGCGCACCGTGGCCTCCGCGCACAAGCGGATTGATAGCATTGAGACGCGCTTAGAAGCTCACGAGGCTGTCTGCGGTGAGCGTTGGAAAGAAACTATCCTCCGAATAAAAAGAATCGAGGCGGTGATGATCGGTGCAGCGGGTAGCATCATAGCGATGCTTGTCGCTGTGTTGATGAAGGTGACGTAAATGTTTGCCGAGATTGGCCTCGCAATCAGTGCTGTAAAGGCAGCAAACGAGGCTATAGGCTCTATCCGAGAACTATGCTCAAACGTCAATGACATCCGAAGTGTCGGCTCCTGTCTTGGCAAAGACCTGACAAGATTAAGCGACGCAAAAGAAGAGCTGGAAAAGAACGCCAAGGACGGAGACGAACAGGCGTTTTGGGCTTTAGAAGATATACGCCAGCGTGAAACAGAGATACGCAATCTGATGATCTGGGGCGGGAGGGGAAACCTTTGGGCCGACTACCAAAAGTTTATGCAGACTCGCAAGGAGATGCGGGAGAACCAGCGCAAACGTGAAGTGGCTCGCAAACTGGCTAAAAGAAAAGCCATCAAGGACGGACTTATTATTACTGCTGCTGTACTTGCTGGCTGTCTGGTTGTCGGTCTAGGCATCTGGCTACTTCTTGCGATCATTGCGGCGAAGGGGCGATAGGGTGTGGATTCTATTTGTGATCTTCCTGGACGCTGATATGTATTACGTCAACCCGGTAAACGCCTACGCAACAGAGGTGCAGTGCATCGAAGCACATACGCTGTTCATGCTTACTGCGCCGCAACCCAAGATTAACTACGATGCAATCTGCATCAAGACAAATCAAGATATAGGAGGGGCATGATGCTCGGTGTGATATCAAAGATGCTCGGCTCAGGGGACGTGATCTCGAAAGGTCTGGATCTGATCGACAATATGCATACGTCCACAGAGGAAGAGATACAGGCCAAGGCCAAAGCCAAGACAGATCTACTCCAGGCATACGCGCCGTTCAAGTTAGCGCAGCGATACCTGGCTCTGATGTTTGGGCTAACATTCTTGGGTAGCTACGTCCTGGTCCTAGCGATGACGATCTCTGGACAGGGTGATCCCGACGCAGTGACCAAGGTGATGGAGCAATTTAGTATCAACTATGCAATGCTGATTATCTTAGGTTTCTATTTTGGCGGTGGAGCCGTCGAAGGATTTATGGAGAAGAAAAAGAAATGAGTTGGAGTTCACCATACTTTTCACAGGATGAGATGCGATGCCAATGTGGGTGCGGTGCAGACGGTATGCACAGCGAGTTCATGGACCGGCTGACAAGTCTCAGAGCCGATTGGGGTCAGCCGATGACGGTGACCAGCGGGTACAGGTGTACCGCCCATCCAATCGAGGCGAAGAAGATAGCCAGCGGCAGGAACCCAGGCGCTCATGCAAGCGGAAGGGCTGCTGATATCGCTATACAAGGCGAAGACGCATACAATTTTTTATGCGCCGCACTTGGGCATGGCTTCTCTGGCATTGGTATTCAGCAGAAAGGATCTGCTCGATTTATTCATTTGGACGATCTGACGACAGACGACGGATTCCCACGCCCGACGATCTGGTCTTACTGAATGAGACGAGTCAATGGAGAAAAGGAAGTTTCCGGCGACTCAGTCAGAGGCGCTCAGACAAGGTGTCACTTATTACTACACCGGAAGACCATGTAAACACGGACATCTCTCTGAGCGCTTTGCTTCAAATAAGAACTGCCGTGAATGTTTGCGTATCCGAAACCGTGAGCGTACCAAGAAAGACTACTGGGTCGATTACGGCGATGAGGCATACAAGAAAAAGAAGCGCAAGAATGCGATCAAGTATTACCACACCCGCGCACACAAACGCGCAGCCAAGTTACGCAGACACTTTGAGCGCAAGTCTCGCGTCGCAACGCCACAGGGCGTGACCGAGATCAGGAGGATGTATCTGGAGGCGCAGATGCTGACGATTGACAGCGGTGTGAAGCACGAGGTCGATCACATCATCCCGCTGATCCATAGCCAGGTATGCGGACTCTCAGTGCCACTCAATATGCAGATACTTACCAAGGCACAGAACCGGCGCAAGGCATCAAGGTTTAACCAAGACGAACAATCAAAGATACAGATGCAACTCATAAAAAAGGCCCCTGGGGAGGGGCCAACCCGGTAGCTTAACCGGGTGAGGGAACTAGCGTGGTATGAGAGAGTGCTAGTCTCTTGAGTCTACCACGGTAATTGATCTAGCAACACCAGGAACTCGGCTGATCTTTTGTTCCGCTGCGAGTCGGTTGATGACCCTGGTGATACCAGCCTTGGATGTCTCTCCGACCGCTTCCATAATCTCCACGAAGTTCGGAGCGTAGCCTCTCTCTGAGATGTATCCTCTGATAAACTCTAGCGCGGCATCATCTTTTCTTTGCATCAGCTAACCCCGTAAAGTTGTGTGGATCAATCTGTTTCCAGACAAGCTGTTTGAGTGCTTCTGTGTACGCATCAAAGGTCATCTCCAGAAACTCCTGCTGTCGATCACTCGGCACAAAGAGTTCTTGGAAGTCTTCCGGCTTACCCTGTATCTCAATTTTTACCGTCATTGTCATGCCCATCTCCTTTTGATGAATTCTAATCCGAGCCGTAAGTTCCACTTGCTGTCACTCCATGTTGAAGAGGACAGCGGGTTGTTTGCTTTCTCTGCTAGGTTTCTGCGCCGGTCCAGTGCGTATGCGCCACGATTGTTCCTGACCCAGTGTTTCACCATTGGCTCAGTCTTACCCACAACCTTGGCGATCTCAGAATAAGAGCAATCCTCTTTGTACATCGCCACGATGACTTCAATCTGCTGCCTGGTCATAACTTCTTCTTACCTCATAAACAGTTGTTTCGAGCAGACTCATGCCGATATCAAGCGTGTTGACCGAATAAGACGATAAATAATCCTCAGTGCCATCAATAAAATTCATTTCATACAAACCACTACCTGATGGCTTTATGGATTTGACTGCTGAAATTGGCACAACTGAAACAACAACTCCATCCTCATTCTCTCCAATAAAACATAAACTCATTGCACATCTCCTGCTTTTTTTCTACCGGCTTGCATCTCAAGTTCTTTTGTCTGTTCCAATGAATGAATACAATCAATCAAAGAGTCAATTAAAATAACGTCGCCGCTAAACCTGACAAACGTGTTATTCAATCGCACAAACGCTTCTTCTTTCTCGGTGCAATACACCAGTTCACCGAATATTAAATCACTCATAACTCCTCCAGCTTCAGTGTCTTTGCTCTGGCCCAGTGTTCCTCAACCGCTGGGATTTCTTTGACTTGTGCCGGTTTTGCTTTGACCTTACGCACCGGCCAGGTGATCTTGTACTGTCCTGCATGACAGATGTTCGCCTCGCCCATCGCATTCATGATGTCAAGCTGTAGGTCAGAGGCCAGTGCTTCATACGCCTTCAGCTCTGTGCGGATGTGCGCCAGACGCTCGATCCTTTCCTTGAGATCGTCATCCGCATCCATCTCGACATCGTCTGGTGCGTCGCCCTTCATATCAGCAGCCTCAGTCGCTGACATGGCGGGATACCAATCCTCATCACGTACCCTGCGCTCAAAGTCAGAACACGCCATGATGATTTTTTTCTGCATTTCATAATCAGCCTTGTACACGTAGATGTACAACTCGACTCCCTGGTACAAAGTAGCGATCACGCCCCACTGAGCGCCCGTACAGAGCATTTGTCCCTGTAACTGTATCGGACCACGGTAGGGATCAGGAACATCCCTTGGAGCGACGCGAGTGAGCTTGGCTTCCAGAACGCCTTTTCCCTCCAGTGTGATCGTGTCATCTGAGTTCATCACGTAGATGTGATTGGTGACATCGGTATTGATAACCAGGCCATCAGCCATTGCGCCGCCATCCAGAGAAGCCTGTAGCAGATCTTTATAGATGTACGGCTCTGGGTAGTTCAGCTTGAGTTTCTTCAGCCCAAGGCGCTGTGAAGCAGTGCGTAGTATCTGATCCTCAAACTCATTGCCCCAGTCAGCGGCCTCACCAATCTGAGTGTCGTAATGATCGACAC